TGCAGGTGGACTACCTGCTGCTGTAACTTGTAGTCTTGCTCCTATTGTTGTTGCCCCACTTGCACTCACCGTAGTAAACGCACCCGTGGTCGCAGTTGTAGCCCCGACAGTGCCGTTGATGTTAATTGACGCAGTGCCTGTCAGGTTGGTTACTGTGCCGCTGCTGGGTGTACCGAGTGCCCCGCCGTTGACGACAAACGCCCCGGCAGTGCCCGTATTGACGCCTAGGGCCGTGACTACACCTGTGCCCGTGGTTGTGGTGCTTGGAGCCGCACCAGCCCCGCCGCCGATGACCAAGGCGTTTGCCGCGAGTGCAGCAGACGTGGCCCATGTGGTTCCGCTGGAGAAGTAAGGCACGCCGCCTGATGTTCCAGCAACTGTCAAGGCTAAAGTGCCGCTGGTCGTGATGGGGGAGCCAGCAACTGAAACTATGCCCCCGGTGAACGATTGGGCTACGCTGGTAACCGTTCCAGTTGTTGCGTCAGTGGCCCAGCTTGGCAACCCTGCGGCAACCACAAGCCTTTGACCCGCTGAGCCAATAGTGAGCTTAGCCAGCGTGTTGGTGGCACTTGCGTAGACTATATCGCCAGCAGCGTACGAAGTTTGGCCAGTGCCACCTTGATCATAGGCTAGTGTGCCCGAGCTAGTTAACACTTTGGATGCGTCGGTAAATACAGGCTTGCTGGCAGTCAAAGCTGTCAAGACTGGTGCGGCGGTCACTGACACAACACCGGTTGAATCGGCAATAGACATTGCTGCCGTACCGTCCTTGGCTTTGATGTTTGTTACTTCAAGGTTGGTTGTGTCAATCGTAGTGACGTTCAGGGTAGCGATTGTTGCAGTGCCGTCAATGTACAAGTCTTTCCACGAGTTAGCGGAAGAGCCCAAGTCGTAGGTGTTGTCTGCGGAGGGGATCAAACCCGAAGCAAACCGCGCCGTAGCAGTAATCGTGTCGCTTGTTGCGTTACCCAGTGTGGTGTTACCGTCCACAGTCAGGTTGCCGGTGATATGGCCATTGACGATGGTTGTTACACAAGAGTTGACGTTTGTGGCATCACAAAACAAGAACGCAGTGTCTCCAGCAGCGACTGCCACACCCGTACCAGCAGAGGTCTTCAAGGTAACAGCGTAGGACGTGTTGTTCTGCAACACGTAAAGTTTGGCTGCGGCAGGGCAGATGATCTCAGCAGCAGCAGTTGGAGCGCCGCCACCGGTAGCCGCAACCAGCATAGCGCAACGTGACTCGGAGGTCGTACCATTGGCTGTGGTGAGCGTGTGGGAATTGGTTGTCCAAGTGTTGATTGTTGAGAGGCCAGCAATGGCTTGCTCAATCATTGAAGTGATGTTGTCGTTTACAACGTCACCCCACGTACCAGATAGCTCGCCGGTGACGGGAAGCGCCAATTTTAGCGTTGGTGTGTATTGTGTAGTCATCTGTTTACCCTCTTATGTGACAACTTGTTGCCAGCCCGCAGTTTGCGTATCACTCACAACAGCCCATGCGGGTGTCTGAGTATTGTTAACATTTTGCCAGTTTGCTGATTGCGTGTCATTTATTTGCGCCCAAGCAGCAGTCTGGCCATCGTTGATTGTGCCCCAATTCGCGGACTGCGCGTCGTTTATCTGGCCCCAAACATTTATTTGTCCGATTGCACCCGTGGCAAAAACCCCGGTTACGCTAACTGTAGCGCCACTAAAAACTACCACCGCCCCAAGCCCCATTGTGCCAAAAACACCGGTGACAGGGATAATGTTTGCGGTTACTACTGTGACGGTGCCAAGTTGAGTAGTACCACTGACACCTGTGACTTGTACAAGAGCGTCTGCTGTGACCACCACAGTGCCAACATCACCCGTAGCAGAGACCCCCGTGGGGAAGGCAGTTGCGTCTGCTGTGACCACCACAGTGCCTACCGCGCTTGTAGCAGAGACCCCCGTGGGAAAAACGTTTGCTTCTGCAACCACCACCACAGTGCCCACAGCGCCTGTAGCAGAGACCCCCGTGGGGAAGATGTTTGCAGTGCCAGTAACTGTAACCGTACCAACATCACCCGTAGCAGAGACCCCAGTGGGAGAGGCAGTTGCGTCTGCTGTAACAACAACCGTACCAACAGCACCTGTGCCGGTTACGTTTGTGTGGCCAACACCCCAATCTTGGGAGCCCCAAGCAACACCCGAGGCACCCCAACCTTCGAAGGCTACTATTGCATCAGCCACCTATTTACCATCAAGCGATTCGTATGATCGCGTTAGTAGCATCGTTGGCAGGGAATTGAACAGTAAAGTTGCCAGCGGTTGAAGTCTTATCCCCGCCAAAGTCCAACACGGCAATAGCTTTGTTTGCTTGACTGCTGTTGTAGATCAAAGCGCCACGAGCAGTAATGGTTGCAGTCGCCCATGTTGTGTCTGTAAAATCAACAAACGCAGTTGTGCCAGATAGCGTAACCACTGCACCCGTTAGTGTGTTGCCCCCGGCTGTATAACCCGTACCAACAACCTCATTTGAAGTGCTATACGCAGTTGTTGCCGCACTTAGCGTTGCCGCACTGGTAAACAAGGCAATCTTGATAGTATTTGTGTCAAGATCGTGCTCGCCCAACAAAAGTTGTTCTTTGAACGATGAGCACATCGCTTGTGTAATTGCCATTTTTTACTCCTTAACTGACGGGAATACGAACTTGCCCAGAACGATACGCATCTTGGCGCAGCTTACCGTCGCCCAACTGTTTCAGCAGGCCAATTGCCTGAAGATACAACTTCTCATAAACCGCAATTATGTCAGGTTCGCCCTTCATAAAGCGGATAGCTTCAATTAACGCGCCGTTTAAAAGGGCAGAATCAAACTCGTCGCCTAACCATGTGGTGCTCGCTGTGACAATAGACTCAGGGTAGTAGCCGTAATGCAATTCTGCGGCGTACGACTGATCAGGCGTAGGGCCAACGATGAACGCCGAGGAGTCAAAAATTGCGTAATATTTGGGCAACTTGCGAGTGGCAGTTACATCGCGTGGATACGCCTCACGAATAAAATTTACATCTTTGTCAATTAAGTAACAATACTCGCCGGTAGATTCAATCACGGCCAATGAGTACACATACAAAAAATCAGATGGAATCTGGAGGTACGCGTTACCTGTTGACATTGCACCTGTTACGTTTTTGCGCAACGCAGGAATTTGCACTGTGTTGTAAATCTTTTGCTCGGCCTGTTGCGTAAACATAGCTAACTCCTGCGCAGAAAACTCGTTCTCGCAGATGTTTTTAATGTTGGTGCACAACTCGGTGTAATTCATCCCATTGGCCCTCTTGCCATTACACCTTTAGTTGCCGCGCCCGTACCCCGAATTTTGATGCCAGTTGTTTTGGCTCCCGTTTCAGGTTTAATAGCAAGTGATTTGCCTTGCATGGTGTGCGGCTTGGCGTAGACGCTGGCAGCGCCAACTTCTTTGCCCATCATTTTTTGACTGTATTTAGCCATATTAACCCCCACGAGAAGCGCCGCGCTGATTCATTGCGCGAGCCATGTTACGACCACTAGCTTTCATTGCCGCGCTAGTTACACCACCCTTTTTTAACTTCAAGGTAGTACCACTGCCGCCTTTATGTTTTTGCGTATCGTGTTGTTTAAAAGCCTTTTTAATCAGGGCTTTGTCTTGTTTGGTGTCTTTATCCATGGTAGTTCCTTATGTGATTACGACCGTTACTGTACCAACTTGTCCTACACCAATCAAGTTGTTTGGTGTAAGTTCTGAATCAAAATTTCGGGACATCCCAACAGGGTTCCACCCCCACTGAATGTTCCGACTACCTTCACCAATCGACCCAGTTGCGGTTGTGCCTGACTGGTAGTACGTATTGTCGTTGCGTGGGTTCCGCAACGCCTGCGGATCATCCACGGGGTACATACCCAACTGCAATTGCGGCTGGTCAGGTTCCCAACAAGACTTGCAAACTAAGATGTTAACCTGCTTTGTCTTAATAATTAGTTTGCGTAACTCGCGCAACTTAAACTGAAAACCACAACGGTCGCAGATTGCAATTGCAATCTTGCCGGAGGCAAAACGGTTACCCATCAGCCACCCCCAATGTAGGAGCGGCGCGGCACAAACCGAATCGCAGCCTTCTCTCTATCTTCCCCCGCTGCCAAATTAAATTGCTCGTCGTACGCAGCCTTCAACATAGGAATACGGTTTTCCAACTCAGGCACTTTCATAGCGATGTAATACGCTAAACCAGCTACTACACATGGCAAAAACCGAAAATTCATGTCGGCAATTTCAACACCCGCGCCTGCGTCTTGGATACGGCGCATGCGCCAGTAGGCAAGCTGGTAGTAGGGGGCAGCAGCAGTGCCCTGATCCGGGGTTGGCCAGACGGTTGCGGCGGGTACTTGAGTCCAATAGACCTCGGCCCCTGCGGTATGCCCAGCAGGAAACGTGTTTTGTTGGCCACGGCCACAGTTAGACAGCGTTCCTTGGGTACTACCTACAGTCGTAGTAATATACCCATAGCTAATGACCTCGCTGTCCATACGAATAAAACCTGCCGCTGGCAAAGCCGTTACGTCACTCAAGGTGATGGTGGTAGCAGTTGAGGTAATGGTAGTGGACAACAAGCCAGCAGTCAGACTCTCTTGACCCGACATGCGTTGAATCCAAATTTGAATGGGGCGTGCTTGCTGTAACTTGTTTGGGATTGTTGCGTACGTGGATACACTGATGCGTGTGATTGTAAGATCGGCTTGCGTGGACACATTGCCCGCGCCCGTGCGAATGACATGCTCCATCAAGTCAATGGTATCGTTGGGCAGCGCGTAGGTGTTGACGCCTTGCACGAGGTTGATTACCCCCTGCTCAATCGTCCACATGTTGATGCCACGGTTCTGCCACTCGATGGTCATCAGGTTCATTGAACGGCGGGCGGTGCGCAGGTCATAACCTGTACGCAACTCGCGGCCAGCACGCTCCCACGACTCCTCAGCAATCTCAGTGAATTCGAGGTTGAAGATGAAAGTGCCCGAAGTAGTCATTATCTAAATCCTGCTGTTTTCTTTGCAATCGTTTTAGGCTGTGCTACAAACTGTTTTCCACTGGCTTTACCTGCTCTTTTAGCCTTGGTTGTCGCTGCATACTCAGCAGGGCTGAGAGATTTGATAGCCGCTTCAGGCAAGTACCGCTCCCCCGTCTTACTCGACGGTTTACCACTCTTGGTGCGCCATTTCTGGTCACCCCAATCTTTCAGAGACTGCTGCGGTGCTTTCAATCTCGGTAGCCCCCGCCAGCGGCTTTATACCGTTTAGCCATAACTTGGGCTTTTCTCGCGCTCCATTGCCCTGCGCCCGTGCCTACAATTGCCGCAGCCTTGACGCTGTTAAAAATCCGTTTACGAAGGCTGGGTTTGGTGTAGTTGCCAGCCTCATTGACCTTTGACTTCACCTCCCCACCTTCAGCATATTGCGTAAAATCCGTGTCGTCACGGCGTTTCTTTATCTTGGCTTTAGGCATCTTGCTGGGGTTAATAATACCCATGCCACGAGAAGCTCTCATTTAACACCGCCTTTGGGTTTCTTGGCTAAAAACAGCTTATCAACCATCTCTATCCGTTGGGGCTTGGTTGTAACTTTGTTAATGATGCCAAGCCGTTTGGGTTTACTTGCGCCATAAAACCCAGCCTTCTTT